CTCCATTGTTGAGGATTTCGTTAGTTCTAAAATTTAAATAGTAATCGTCTTCACTAAGCTCTGCGTCCCCACGAACCTTTACACGGAACCCATGTGGAGCTACGACAGGAAGGTCAGTGATGTCAGCTACTTCCTTGTATACCACACCAAGCCCTTTGTCTGAAAAACCGTCTGAAGTTTTTAAATTCATAGGGTTACCTGTATTATTGGTAATAAAAATAGTAGATCCTTCTCTAGCTAAAGTTCCTATTGAAGCAAGATCACCAGCACCAATAAGAGCTTCAGCTATTTTTGCAGAATCAACCTCAGTAGCTCCAGTGTCAGTTTCATCGCTTCTTGTTGTTACTGTGGCGCTTTTACCACCCGCTTGTATTTTGTATTCTTTTTTGTATCCCGCTTGCTTAACAAATACCAAAGCCTCGTTTTCATTTACGTCATCAGATATATCGGCAGCCACTTGGCTCATCTGAGTAGTAACCGTTTTGTTTACAATCCAGGTATTGTCTCCAACTGTAAGCGCTTTGAGATCCTTTCTAGGATTACTTGTAGATAAATAAGAATAACTAGGATTTAAAGCTATTGGAGTTGTGCTTCCATCGTTGTATCTCATGGTCCCACTCCCAGTCAGGTTGTGGACAGTCAACGTAGATGGAGTAATAACCATCAAATACTTCTCAGACTCGCTTCTGTTAATCGTATGGACAAAAGCGTTTTCGCCAATCTCTGTTGCGTCATACTTAATGAGGTTCGCATTTGGACGCTTCTTCAGTCCATCAGCTACAGACGAGTAAGCGTTTATCTGCTCCTTGCACTGACCGTCATACTTGAGTGTGTCAGGCTGCTGGCTAACCCCTTGGATTAGGTTGGGAACAGAAGTGTTGATTAGCGGCATATCTTATTAGATGTCGTAGTTACGATTGATACCAATGCCTGTATAGACATCGTAGTTGTCAAAGATTGTCCTGTCACTTCCTCTGGAATCTACTTCTTCGAGTTGTGACTTTGCAATGAATTCGTCCCTTGCAATCAAAGCTTCAAGTTCTCTTGATCCCATCATGCGTGTCTGGAAGATCCTTGAGGCCCTTAGTGTGATGTATCTACGTGCTTGTTCGTGTAGATCATCCCAGTCCAGAAGAAACGTAATGGTTACATCAAGAGAACTAGAGAATTCGTTTGTGTTGTTTTTGCGGTCGTAAAGTTTTAGGCCACGCTGAACGACATCCTTTGAGCCGTCAGTTGTGTCTACGTGCAGTGTGTTTGAGGGGAGCTGAATAGTATTATCAGCCAGTGGAGTCAGGGTGTATTTGTTTGTGGTATTGAAATGCCACCCCATGGTTTGCACCTCTCGACTAACTTCATCCAATACTGACAAAGCTGTAGAAGCTGAAACAGGGAGGGTAGAGGTGTCTGCAATGCTATTCACTGGAGCTTCTCCAATGTGACCTAGCATACTGTTGACTGCCTCTAGTTGAGTTGTGAGAGTTGCCATAAATTTAAAATAGAAAAAGGGGAAGCCCCCACAGGGATTGAACCTATGGGGGCCTCCAAGTTTAGTTAGTTAAGATTATGTGGTCTTAACGACAACAGCAGCTTCAGGACGAAGCACACCGTGACCCATTGCATACTTGGCTGCAAACAGGGTAGATTGACGCTCGATCTGATACTCACTTTCGGTAGCAAGATCAAGAAGCTTAACGGTTCCTACAGCAGATGGGTGACCTGCAATAAAGCCGTTTCCGCTTGCTGCATCAGCAGTAAGACTGGAGAAGTCTCCGTTGTAGCCTGTTCCACCAGTGCCAAACACATCGTTAAGTTGCCCAGCAACAGTAGCACCTGCTCCGCTAAGGTCTGCAAGGTTTACTACAGTTTTCAGGTTGTTGCTCTTGTAGATCTTAATACCAGCAACTTCCATTACGACACCTTTAGCGGCATCGGCGCTCCCGCTGGAAGTGTCCTTGTTAATTGCTACGTTGTCTCCGGTAAGCAGCTTGTAATACTGTTGAGGAGCCATGACAGCAAAGCGGTCCTCAGAGGGAACATCTTTTCCGTCAAGAGTCTCAGCAACAGCAAACAACGCATCAACCATTGCCGTATGAGTAACAAGGTTACCACCGTCTAGCACTGAACCAGCTCCTTGTGGAGCGGTAGCGCCTTCACTAGCAGCAGCAATAAACGTCTTAATAATGTTGATATCGCACTCTTTAGCAAGTGACTTACCAAGCTCTGCGGAGTAAATAGAACGAAGATCGTAGTGGTTACGAAGCTCGTCAATCTCAGCAATAAGAGTGGAAGACACAAGAAGCTGGTCAATGAAGATTTGCCTCTCGTTGTGCGCGATTTGTGACAAGTAATCTCCAGTAATAAGAGAAGCACCGGGGGTGTGATACCCAGCCGTTGCCGCCCCTGTTACTGGGAAACTTGCCGATTTACCTGAACTAATGGAGCGAACCATAGTCAGGTCTTTCATAATGTTGTTCTCGTTAAACGCTGTCAGGATCTCACCTGCAAACACCTTCAAGAACAAGTCCTTATCATCTCCTAGTGTCCGAGAAGTGCCGTTAGCCTTTCCCGGAATGGATGGAATACTAGCCATAATATATTAGCCTTTCGATTTGGTTGGTTGTTATTGGTTTGGTTGGTGTCCTTGGGCTTTATCTTGTTCGTCCTGTGTTATCCACCTCAGTGGGCATAGGTCTACTAGCGATTAAGCTTTATTAGACAAAAGATTTATTCGTTTTCTAGGTCGTTTACGTAGTGAAGAATTTCCTTAATGGTGTTTCTTTCACTCTCTGAAAAATCGTGGACTTGGAGCTTTTCGATGAACTCCGGTATCCTTGTTGGCTTTATCGGTGCCGCGCACCCAGCCATCAATAAGATCGTGGTTACGCTTATGACGCTCCAGTTTAGTCTTTTTAACATAAGACTCTTGGACCTTAAAAAACAGGTCAGCAAGTTTTGGAAAAGCAATTAGAAGCTTAACAATAGAAGAGATCACTCTGCTGGTTTGTCTTTAGCTTTCCCTACGTTAAGAGCCAGCCAGTCTACAATTTTGTATGCCTTACCAATCCAGGAGTCATCCTTGGGGGTAGGCGTAAGAGCTGCAACAAGGGAGGCTAGAGCAACCACAGAGCTTGCAACAGCAATGAGTTCCTCTTTGTTTTCGATAATGTAGTTAATAAAGTTCATGTCAGTAATTATAGGATGTTAGATACAGAAAGCCTTCTTTCGACTTCCTCACGATACGATGGAACCTCTTGGTATCTCCGATCACTCATAGCTCTCTGAAGTTCCTTTGTGGAGCTAAACGGTTTCACAGAGTTACCGCTTGTGGTCCCCTGCTTGAGTGCTGGGCCAGAACCAGTAGAGCCTCTGTATTGAGCATGTAGCCCTTTGATTGCCAACCTTTGCTGCTCTGGGGTCCCATTGATGACAAGCTCATTAAAGGTATCTACTTCTCCTTCTGTCAGGGTCTCTCCTGCCCATTGGATCATACCGTCATACTCTTCTTCTCCACCAATAGAGTTGTAGAGGTCAACCGCATTACGCTCTACCAGAGCCTGTTGTCCTGCAATGTATGCCTCAACATAATCTTTAGGCAATCCAGCTTTCTCTAGGGCTGCAAAGGTGTCCTCACTCAGCTCTCCCTTTTCATCAAACTCAAGGGTAGCCTTGGTAACAACATCAGAGCTGTCGATATTCTCTTGTGGTGTCTCTTCACTAGCTACCTCTTCTGTCTCTTCCTTTGGCTCAGACAGTTTCTTTTGTAGCTCAGTGTATGCCTTAGCTAGATCCTCTGGTGAGTTAAACTTCTCATCAAGCCACTCAGGTCTTTCCTCAGTAGCTGGTTGTTCTTCGCTGGTAGCAACGGCTTGCTCTTCTTGCATCTCTGCTTGCTGCTCCAATGTGATCTCTTCGTTTTCGGTGGGTTCGTTGATTACCACTCTATTAGCTTCAGCCATGTCTTTTATTCCTCAGTTTGTTGTTGTTGGTTTCTCTGCTCTTCTATTGTGTTGTCAGATACTGCTTTGATAGCCGCTGGTCCCATCTTTGCAAGCATTTGCTCTTGCTGGGCTTGTTGTGCCATCTGCATCTCCATTTGGAGTTCTTGTTGT